CAAGCTTGGCTCCGTTGTACACGTCCCCAAGATCCAACTTCACCGCCAGCGTTGGGATACTCACGAGATCCGGCTCCCGGCGTTCCTGCCGGCAAGCTTGTTGAGCTCATCGCGGATCTTGCGCGCGGTTTCCTGCGGAGTCCCCACCCATCCCTGAACGATGACCGTGCTCCCACCGCCAGACCCCGCGGGGATGAGGTGCTCTCCCTTGTGGATGACCGCGAGCCCACTCTTGGAGATGAATCCACCGGAGGCTCCGTGGGGGATGTGACCCGGCCGGGGGCCGGATGGATGATTGCCAACGTTGATTCCGCTGAATACCCCTTGCTCGATCCCGGTTCCGGCGAGCGCGTCCGAGACACCGCTACCGAGAGCGGAGAGCCAACCGATTGCGCTTTTGATCCACCCAATAAGGGTTTCGATCTTGCCGCTCCAAAAGTCGATGACCGCTCCCACCGGACCCTTGACCGCATCCCACGCCGCCATGAATTTTTCCTTGATCCAATCCACCACTCTCTGGAAGAAACCGATGATCGGGTCAACGAAATGATCCTTGAACCAACCGACCACCTTTAGGAAAGCGTCGATGATATCCGCGGCAATCTCAACGAGCTTGGTGATAACCGCGAGCAGAACCGGCAGCACCTCGAGCGCAATCTTGACCCACACCGCTTGGATAGCGAGCCACACTTTGACCACCGGCTCAACGATGTGCCACAAATCTTGGAGCACGTTCCAAATCGCCTTGAGCATGGGGCCGAGGTTTGATTGGAGAACCCTCCAAACCTGTTGCGCGGCCTCGAGCAACTCCCGGCCGAATGCTTCCGCGACCGGCACCACCGCATCAAAGACCTTTTGGAACCACTCCGCGATTCCTTGGAGCGCCGGTCCGAGATTTTGCGCAAGCGATTGCGCGAGGGGAACTATCGTCTCGGTCCAAAACGCTTTCGCCGCGGGAACCACCGTTTCCTGAACGAACGTTGCAAATTGCGTGAGGAAACCGAGAACCTTGTTGATGGCCGGCGCGAGCAACCCTCCGATGGTTTCCGCAAGGTTCCCAAGCGCTACTCCCATTTGCGCGCTCGCGGTTGCTTGCGCTTTGGCCGAGCCGCCGAATTCCTTGTTGAGCTCTCCAAGGATGATCTTTTGCGCCTCGAGGGTTTGGCCGTGTTTCACCAACGTATCTATTTGCTTTTTCGTGGCCTCATCGAACGAAACCCCGACACGTTGGAGCGCGGTAATCCCCGCCACCGGATCGTTCAAGGCTTTGCCTAGCTGGATGGCCGAGCTCTTGAAATCCTGGCCGAGAGCCACGCTCATATCCGTAACCGTTTTGGTGGCTTGGTTGAAAATGTCGTTCCCCTTGCCAACCTCGTTGCGGATGTTGGTGAACGTCAAAAGCATGTTCTCGCCGGCTTGGATCGCCTCATCATCAATCGCGGTTTTCTTGGAGAGCGCGGTAGCGAGATCGGTTACCCCCTTGGCGGTGATGTTCGCGGAGTGTCCGGTTGACTTGAGCACCGCATCCGTTTGCGCGGCGATTTTCTCCGAGTCCTCAAACTGTTTGAACGCGAACGCCGCTCCGACCGCGAGCGCGCCGAGGCCGGCAGTAGCTAGCTTGAGCCCCTTGGAGAACTTGGAGGTATTGGATTCAACATCAACGGTCAACGTGGATATCGTCGGCATCCTGGTTAGCTCTCCCCATCTCCAACAAGGCTCGGAACCCTTCCTCCGGATCCCCGAGGGGGGCATCCATCCACGGGGGAAGGATCTCCCGGTAGCGGATGCGCCGGCGGGAGTTGGCTTGGAACGTCACCCACGTAAGGATGGAGAGCCAATAATCCAAGCGCTCGTGTACCAAGAGCGGACCGTTGACCGCTTCCCATGCGGCCCACTCCGTTAGCTCCCCGCTTGAGCGGCCTCGGAAGTCTGGCTCCCCGAACGCGAGTCCCCATTTGAAAGCGGCGCTCCGGACGGGGGAACCCCGAAATTTGCCATCGCCTCATCCAACTCCGCTGTAGAGAGGCCGTTGAGCCGCGCGGCAAACGAGAACACTTTGAGGATGACCGAGAACGCCTCTTGCTTGAGCTCGGCCACGTCCCCATCCTCGAAGATCCGTTCGCCGGCCTCATCGGTGAGGGAAGCAACGATGACCGCAACCGGGAGCTCGGTTGGCTTGTTATCCTCCGCGAGCGCAATTTGATCCTCGACCGTGAGGTATTTCACGTACACCGTTACGCCCCATTCCGACACCTCTAGCGGCACCGGCCGGCGCTCATTCCTTGCGGCGAAGATCGCCGCGCGCGTTTCCTCTCGGTTCATTTCCTAACCCCCTCCCTCGCGGGAGCTCAACCTACACGATAGTTACGCCGGGGTTCACAATCTTTAGCGTTACCTCGGCCTCCACGGCTCCATCCTGCGGTGGCCTCACGAGCCACCCGAGGGAGATCGTGTTGAATTGAACCTTGGCCGAGTAGTCCGGATGGATGAGTTGGTAAAGCTTGTTTAGCGAGTTGTCGTAATCCGATTTGATCTGGGTTTGCTGCGAGTCCGAGGGGTCGTATGCGTAGCGGATCGAAACCTCGGTTCCTTCCTGCCGGCCTCCGAGGAAATCCATCCACTCATCTCCGTGGGCCGACACGTCGAGCTGATCTCGGCTCGAGCCAATGTCCCCGATCTCGAGCACCTGGCCAACCACCGCATACGTTGAGCCGGTGGTGTTCCGGTTGAGCGTGATTCGGTAGCCGCGATATTTAGCCATCCCTCCCCCCTAACCAATCGGAGAGGGTAGGTGGAAAACCCCAACGGTCACCGATGTAACGCCGGAATAGGTCACATCGATTCCTCCGGTGGCGTTGTTGAAGCGCCCGGGGGAGAACGGTCCGAACACTCGAGATGTTCCGTTTGCCACCGCGCCGCCCCCGTCATGGTCCGAGCCTTGGTTGCACGGAGCAACCGAGTTGATGGTTACCGTGATGGAACCACCACCACCGTTGTTGACCCGGAGATACGTTCGGCCATCGGGGTTGGGAAAGTTGTTCCCGGTGGCGTCTGCCGCTACCAATGTCTCGAGCACACCGGCAACGGTCACATCCGCTGGTGTCAATGCGGTTGCCAATTCACACTCCTTCCGCCGCTTGCCTCATGATTGCGGTTTGAGCCGCGATGATTTCCGATGTGCTCGCTCGAGCTCCTTCCTCCCCGTAGGGTTGGGCCGATTGGTACACCGTTCCGAGGTGAGGGAAACGGTCGTAATCCACGCCGGCCCCAACCCTCGCGGTTTCCCCGTCAACGTCAACGGAGATGGATGTAGCGAGCGCGCCGGTATCTCGCGGAGCTCGAGATTGCATCTCTCGTTGGAGCACCTCTCCGGAGGCTCGAGCTGCCAGCGGAGCCGCTGCCTTGATCCGATCCTCGAGCCGCGCGAGCGCGCGCTTGGTTTCGGGAATGCCTCGAATCATCCGACCATCACCGGCCCAAAGAGCGCGAGCCGTGCCTTTTCCCCCTCGGTGAGAAATACCTCCGGGGAGAACCCCGCCGATTCCATGAGCGTTGACCCTAGAGCCTCGGAAGCCGAGCGCTCGTTGAGCGAGATCCCCCGAGCGGCAACATCCATGCACACCCCCCGGAGCACCCCCCACTCCCAATCGGTTTCCACGTAGCCATGCGTGTACGTGACCGTTGCGCCGAGGCTCCACGTTGCGCCGGAAACCCTCGTGAGCTTCCCCCAAGAGGTGAACGCATACTCCGTAGGGCCGAGTGTCGTTCCGTTGACCACCACGGTTGAAATCGCGGTCACCGGCCTCTCCGAGAGTAGGAGAACGTCACTCTCGATCTTCTCGAGCACCTCCACCTCCCCAACCACCTTGGAGAGGGTTTGGCCGGTATAGCCTCGGATAAGATCGGAAGCGGCACCGAGCCACCGCTGGACCCTCGAGCGGTCCGTAACGAGGCCGGTGAGCTCCCCGAATTCCTCGGCCGAGGCAAACGGCCCGGTCATCATTCAAGAGCCTCCCGAAGCTCATCCTTGCTCATGGCCGAGTAACCGGAGAGCCCTCGATCCCTGGCAACCAACTTGAGCTCGGCCAAGGTCAAATCCTCGAGCCCCGGTTCCGCCTCCGGCTCGGGGGTTTCCTCAAGCGCCGCGGGAGCTTCCGCAAGCTCCGGGGGAGCGTTCTCGGGGAGCTCCGGAGCCTCATACGCCGGCGCTTCCCCCACCGAATCGGAGGTTTCCTCCGCGGCCCCCTGAGCCACCCACGCCGCTCCGAGCTCATCCTCGACCTCGACCACTTCACCGGAACCGTACTCACCGCCGGTGTAGAGCGGAGCGAGAACTCGAATCCTCATGTAGCACCTCCTGTGGCCTTGGGGGGAGGGAAGTGAGGAACCCTCCCCCCTCAACCATCTCCCGCGAGGGAGTCCCTTATGTCGCGGACTGCCGCAGGAACTTCACCGCTCCCGAGGCTCCGTTGATGAGCTGCTTTGCATCGGTACGGAACCGAACGCGGAACGACACTAGATCCACGTCGAATCGGAACTCATCCGACCGCTTGAACTGAACGCCATCCACATCTCGAATGACGTAATAGAGCGAGAAATCACCGAACGCAATCGTGAAAGCGTTTGCCGCCGCGGTTGCCATGTTCGGGTCTGTCACAACCGGCTTTCCGAGGATCGTGTCGGGGAGGCCGGCTTGGATGGAAGCTTGCCAAATGTACTGGTTGGTTGTGTCCTTGAGCTTGCGGAGGATCGCCGCGGTTGCATCGTTCATGATCCAAAAAGCGTTGCGGCGATAAAGCGGGTTCACCGAATGGAACAAGTCGATGAGCGAATCCGCCGAGTTGATCGTGGTCGTCTGGCCGGTTGCGAGTGTCACACCGGCGGTTGGAGCGTTTGCGATCCCCTCCGGCTGTCCGGTTCCGGTGCCCGTAACGAGGTGAGCGTTGTTACCGAGTCCCACCGCGAGTCCTGCGGCACGCGCGAGGTATCCGGTGAGATCCACGGCCGTATCCTCGAGCAGCTCGTTGGACACATCGATGAGCTTCCCGTACTTGAACGCTCCGAGCGTCCGCGTTGTGCCGGCGGGGTCGGCCTCGGTGAACGTTCCACCTTCCGCGATGATCGCCGCGGCGGCTCCGTGGGAGGTGGTCATGGGAACCGTGAGGTTCTCCCCCGAATCGGTCCGGAGCACCTCGGCGTTTGTCTGCCGAACCGAGGAAGCGTCAACGAGGTGCTCGTAGAGCTTCCTCACAAACGAGGTTGGGACCGTGTGACCGCCGGCCGTTGCCGAACCCTTGGTCATGTCGTGGAACTCCGTAGCGCCTCGAGGATCCAAACCGGCCTTTTGAGCCATACGCTCGAGGCCGGGATACATCCCGAAGCCGGAATTCCGGAGCGAGAGCGTGATGATCGGGGGAACGTAAACCTCGGCCCCCTCCATCCCAGCACGGAGCCACGTCCGGAGCCGCTCGTTCTCGGATTTCTCCGAGAGCTCCATAGCGTTTGGCGTCCGAGTGAGTTTCTCGAGCGCCTCCCGCTGCGTGTCCATCTCTCGGTTGTGCTCATCCTGCTTGATGAGCCGATCAATGGACTCCCCGAGCTCAACAATCTTGGAATCCTGAGCTTTCCACGTTCCCTCGAGCTCGGCGGCCTCACCGCCGGAAGCCTTTTCAACCTCGATGGCCGAATGGGTTTCCCGCTGCGCCTCGATGAGCTTGCGGCGCTTGTCGTGGAGCTCGGTCACGAGCTCCGGAATCGTCGGCATGCCTGAACCTCCCGTCACATAGATTGGAGAATCCGCTCGTAAGCCTCGAGCCTCATCTCACGCTCGATGCTTCCGGTGAGGTTCTCGAACGACCGCGCGGTGCCGGCAAGCTCCGTAGAGCCCCGGTTCCCGCTATCGGACGATGCCTCTCCCTGGATAGCGTTTTGGTGGTCCTCGAGATGTGTACGCGCTTCCGAGGCATTTTTCAAGTCTGGTGCCCCCCCTCGTGCCCCCGAAAGCGCTCCGAGCGCGGCACCGACCCCCCGAGCGTTAGGGGGAGCGCCGGGGGAGCTATGGTGGGGGAGAGCCCAATGAGCCGCCGTATCCGGGTCCGAATCGTTGTTGCGCTCGAAAGCGATTCGGCGGAAGTCACCGGCTCCCGAGCAGCTCCGGAAAGCCGCGTCCCCATCCCACGCCCCCCGATCAACCTCGGCCAAGAGCTCGAGCACATCGAGCGGGGATCGGGAATGGATCGCCGCGGAAGCACCAAGGTTGCGTGGGTTTGGCGTCGGCCCAAACTCGAATAGCGCCATTTGCTCAACGTAGCGCTCGGTCCGATCATCGGACCAACTTTGCTGCGTTGGAGCAAAGGCAATGCTCATCGAGCGAACCGCTCCGGACTCGAGCAGCGGAATAACAATCCGCTCGTTGTAATCCGTTTTGGCTAGCGGTGTCTCGGTCCACAAGCCGGTTTTGTCCGGTTCCATCGTGCGCGGGGTTCCGAGAGGCTTGGTGGAGATTTGAGGATCCCGGCCATGATCGTAGAGCACGCCGATACGGTCCCGGTGCTCTTGTAGCGCGTAGTTGACCGATTTGGGTTTGATGTAGACCGTTTCCCCCTGGTCACCGGGGATCGGGAAATCAAAAGCGGTGGCATATCCCACCATCGTTCGCATACCGTTTCCCTCGGCGTGGAGCTCGAGTTTGGAGATCTCGAGGCCAACGTAGCCGAACCGTAGATCCGTTGGATTCATGGCGTGGCTCCCTCCGGAACTTTCCCGTTCCCATTCGGTGCCGGTTGAGCCGGCGGTGTTGGGGCCGGCGGTGGGGGAGGAACCTTCCCTCCCGGCATGATTTGATTTGAAAGCGGAGTCTGGAAGAAATCCGGACCCGGAGCCGGCGCGCGGCGGATCTTGGCTCGAAACTCATCCCTCGAGATGACCCCGATTCCGATTTGCTTGGAGAGCACGTTGGTTTCCGTTTCCGAATCCGCGCGTAGCAAGTTGGTCGGGTCAAATTCGTAATACTGGCCTCGAGGGATAAGCGTGGAGAACGCCGCTTGTAGCCGCTCGATGTAGGGGAGCAAGGTGAACCGAACAAAGCCGGTAGCTTGCGCCTCGATCCCCGTTCCCCAAGAGGTGTTCTTTTCCTCAAGCCCAACCATATGAGCGGGAACCCCGTAGATCCGAGCAATGTCCTCGACTTGGAACTTCCGCGTTTCGAGGAATTGCGCTTCCTCCGGAGAGATCATGAGTTTTACGAACTTGCCGCCACCTGTAGCGATGAGCGGTTGGAAGCTCTTTGAGGTTCCGCGGTGAGCTTGCTTCACCGTCTCACGCATAAGGTCGATGTTCTCCTTGGTCCGCGCGGTTTCGGGGAGCTCGATACCGAGGTTGGAAACCATCCCCTCCCCGAAGAACCGAGCGCCGGTTTTCTCCGCGGCGAGGCCGAGGCCGATAGCTTGCTTTGCCGCCTCGAGCGGCGAGATCCCCCGAACACCGCCGGCGGTAGAGAGCCGGATGTGGAGCACATCCCCGCCGGGGTTGGTTGGGCCGTACCG